GCAAAAGAATATAAGTCTTTCTTTAAGAATGTTGGTGGAAACGAAGGAAATAAATGTAAGTATCCTGCTAGATTGGATGTTTATGGGTGTGGGTGTTCCCACGACTGTAAATACTGCTACGCAAAATCCTTATTGAGTTTCAGAAAATTATGGAACCCTCAAGATCCTTCTGTTGCCGACATTAACAAAATCAAAAAGCAAATTGATAAAATCGCAAATGGCGAATGTGGAACAATAAAAGCCATTCGTTTGGGACGGAATGACCGATTGTTTTCAACCAATAGAAACGACACACAAGCTCACTTACGAAACAATCAAGTATTTAAACCAAAAAGAAGTTCCTTATTTGATTGTGACCAAAAGTGACTTGGTCGCAACGGACGAATACATGAACATCTTAAATAAGGACTTGGCTCACATTCAAATTACTGTGACAACAACGGACGATGATTTAAGCATGAGTTATGAAAAAGCTGTCGTTCCAAGTAGGCGTATAAAAGCCATCGAGAAATTACAGGAAAACGGTTTTGATATAGCGTTAAGATTAAGTCCATATATCCCCGAATTTGTGGACTTGTCTATCTTGAACAATGTCAAATGTGATAAAATCCAAGTAGAATTTTTAAGGGTTAATTCTTGGATAAAGAAGTGGTTTGACATTGATTACACGCCTTATGTCGTAAGTCAAAGTGGCTATTTACATAGAACATTAAACGACAAAAAAAATTTGATAAGCAAGATTACAGGTTTCAAAGAAATTTCTGTATGCGAAGACGAAACGGTCGCTTACGATTATTGGAAAAACCATTTCAACCCAAATCCAGACGATTGCTGTAATTTGAGATTTTAACAAACCACAAAAACAGGTAATGTCCACCTGATTCCAAAGGGCATAAGGGAGCTTTCTTAAATGAGCAATTTAGAGAAAATCACAGACGAAATCAAGGCAGAAACCACAACGGAAGACTTGAACGAAAGAACAACTGCGGAAACCACAACTGAAAACGAACGGTGACGAAATCGAGAAAACGGACAATTCGCCAAAAGTAGATTTGAACACGATTTCAAAAGAAGACAAAATCAAACATTCGTTCAAACAGCAATTAAACAAACAGAAAAACAAGTATGAAACCCAACTTGCGGAACGAAACAGGGAATTTGAAGAATTAAAAAGCCGTTTGGAAAAATTGGAAAATCCAGAAAAATATAAGGAGAAATTCAGAAACGACTTTGAGAATGATGACAAATACATCGATTACTTGGTTCAGCAACGAATGGAAAAAATGTTCAAGGAAAAAGACGAAGAATCCAGAAAACAAAGAGCCATCGAAGCACAAAGCAGGGAACGAGCCAACAAAATCAGTGAACGAATACACAAATGTTTTGCTACTGACGAAGAAAAACAGGATTACTTGACAACAGTCCAACAGGCGTTCGACCAAGGACTTGAAGAACTTATAGACAGGGAACAATATGTTTCTGAATACATCCAAAATTCAGAAAATGGCCCTCGTTTGCTCTATGAACTCGCCACGAATGCGGACTTGGTGAAAGCGGTATTTTCACAAGCTGACCCAATGTCACGAATCATGGAGCTTAAACTCTATGAAAGGGAAATGGCGAAAAACAAGGTTCAAAAGAAAAATTCGCCTGTTGTGAATCCAAACTTGGTTATTGGTAAACCACGGAATTTCAACGAACAAGTCAAGCGACATTTTTTCTAATGACGCAGACTTAAAATCTTTTATACGAAAAAGATAAGTTCTGTTTTTTATAAATACGATATGGATGCCCAAACAATAAAGCTAATTGTTTGGACTTCCTACAGTTTAAGGGGTTCTGTTTTCAAAACCACCTTCTTTTTCCATGCCCTTTAATGGCGAAAGGTCTATGGTGTAGCTGACCAAAAGACCCACTGAAATGGACAGTGAATTTTTAGAAAATCATGATGAGTAAATCATTCACAAAAATTTAGAGGATTAAAAATGGAAAATAAATTCACAAACAACAAGAAAACAAAGATGGTTGCGGCTGTCGTAAGCGATAACATGGATTATGTGAAGAAATCCAAAAGTTATTTGCCTGAAAGCGAATTGAAAAATAAAAAGTATGGCAGAACCTACACCGTCTATATTCCCGATCCTGGCAAGGTGAAGGATGGTTTGGTTGCCGAACCCGATGCTATCGAAGAAGTAGAAATGTCCATCAAATTGGAAAACAAAAATACTTCTTGTGAAATTGACGCTTGGAATGAATTGACCGACATGGAAGATTTCAAGAAGGAAATCGCTATTCCACGAGGCACAAAACTCGCAAAGAGCGTCCAAAAAGAAGTCATTGATTCCACCGTTTTCCAAGCCGTTCAGGCTACCGTAACATCAGCCGCAAATTTTGCCGCATTAAGTGATGTTTCAAACAAGTTGGAAGAAGTTTCTGTTGGTGGTGTAAAGGTCATGTTCAACACACCAACCGTAAACGGAAAAATCGCAGCCGCTGGTTTGTCTAATTTCATTCCTGACACAATCCAGAAAGACATCTACGGAAAGAATTATTTGCGGAGAATATGCTAACGCTTCACAAATTTCTTTGGCAAGTCTTCCAATCGTTAAGGCTGGTGCTTCCGCTTGTACCATTTCTGGAACCCCTATCAGTGGTGAAAATACATTGAGCGGAACTGTCGTTGGTTATGAACCAATCACAGCCGTAACTTGTGCTGGAGGCAAGAAGGGCGAAGCATTTTCTGTTGCTGGCTTGAAAGTTGTGGATGTAAACGGCATGCCTACCGATCAAGATTACACCGTCATTCTCGCAAGCGATGCCGACGCAAACAACAAATGTTCTATTGCCCCAATCAGGGCAACATTGAACGCAACTGTAAGTGGCGTAAAGGTCGATAATGTAGGAAATCCAAACGCATGGTTTGACACATCCTTCAACGGTTTCTCTGCTACACCACTTTTGACATCTGGCACTTCATATTATGTCGGTGTTTGTCGTGAAGAAGACGCTTTGGCTTTCGACACATACAAGTTCTCCGACCTACCAGGTTCTGAAAATTCTACTGAAACAGTCGATGGCGTTTCTGTTAAGATGAGCGAATACGGCGATGGCTTGAACATGAAGTCTTTCGTTCGTCTTGACTGCCCATTTGCCGCTGGCGTTCCTGACGCTAGACGACAGGCTGTTCTTTATGTCAAGAAATAAAAGATAGGTGTCACTCCTTTCACCTTGAAATGTTGGCGGGTTTTCTCGCCAACATTTTTTGTTTATGGTTTATAAATACAAAGAGGTTTATAAATGATTTCAGTAAACGATTTGATTCAAAACGCTTTTTCAAGATGTGGGCTTGTTGGCGACGGACAACCGGTAAACGGAACGAAGGCGAAAACAGGTGAAAACGAATTGAAGGACTTGATTTCCGTCCTAAATACGCAGGAATACATAGCAGACAATTTTAGAGTTTTTGATGTAAGCGGAAAGAATGAAATCACGATAGGCGATTCAATGGACTTTGACATACAGGTGAAAAATCCACCAAGCACGATTAAGTCCGTTGGTCGAAAGAATGGCGACAGATTTGTTCAGTTGGTGAAAACAAACATTGAATCAATTTTCAGTGAATCAAGAAACCACCTTTCCACACAATACACATACAATGTTTATTTTGATTCAAAGGCGATTAAATCAAAGACGATAAAACCAAGCGTCATCCAATGTGAAACGGAAAACGACCTTCCGGAAGCGACACACGACTTGATGCGGAAAAATCGCCTATGTCGTGAACATAGACAAGGCGTATATTTGCCAACAGGTAGGACAGAACGCCTTTTCGTGGTTTCATTACAGTTATAGCGACTTGGATTGGTGGCGAAACAGCAACTTATATGACATTGAATATGGTGTCATGAAGGGTTCAATCGTCCTTGATTCTACCATAAGTTCCGAATACAAAATTTGTTTCATTGACGATATAGACGAAATAGACCTTTCAAGCACATTAAACCTTCAGGACATGTATAAATCGCTTCTCTTGACAGGATTGACTTATAGACTTGCGATTAGATACAAGCTGAACGATTGGATTTCGGTTTTCAAGGAAGATTTCGAGGAACAGAAATCCCTTATTAAAAGGGTCAATTCTTCAAATAGACCTATCGTGTGGTCAAATATGGAAGGTTCTTTTCTTGAAAATTATTATAACGGAATAAATGGCGTGGGGTGGTAAATGTCAAAGGTTAGCGTGATTTCAAATCTGATTGGCGACCAAAACAAAGCCAAGTTCCCTTCTACAATGGGTTCCGCATTGTCAATAAACATGTATCAGGAATCAAACGGAGAAGTGGTCTATCAAAAGTCCGTTCCACGGTATCAAATGGATTAAGCAACTTGAAAACACGAAAGAAGGGTGTCATGGTTCTTTCGTTTCTTCCACAGGGCTAGACACGAACAACAACGCCCCTGATGCGTTTTTCGTCATCCATTCAAAATTGTATAGAGTGGATTATAAGTGGGCCGTAGAGTGTCTAGGAAGCGTAAATACTGGGTCATACCCGACATTTGCGGAAACAGGTGGTGAACGACCACTTCTTTTAATTGCCGATGGTGTAAATCTTTTCTATTACAATCTCAAAGAAGGTGGTTCTCTCCATTACATAAATTTGCCCGACAGAATAAACGAACAGGGGGCAAAGATAAAGCCCACACATGTTCAGGTCGTTTCAGGTTCCATTATCGTAAACGATAGCGGTAGCGGTTATGCCTATTATTCCATACCATACCCACTTTCACAAACGACACGACAAGTCTATAAAATCGTGAACGGAGAAGTCCAATATAAGCCCGACAACATTACGCCAGATACAGAAACAGTCCAAAGTGACCAATATGTATTTTTAGACGATTACGGAACGCCACTTTACAAGAATGGCGAATCAAATAGCGATGCCATAAGTGCCCTATATGCCATTGGTTCAAACCTGATTGTATTTGGACCGAAATCCATTGAGTTCTGGCAAAGGGGCGACGCGGAGCAATACCAAACTTGGGTTAGGACATCTTACACATTCAATAGAGAAGTGGGCCTTGATTCGCCCAAGTCCGTGGCAAGCGTGAACAACAATGTTTGTTTCGTATCAAACGGAATGAACGCTGGAAGGGCTGTATTTGCGATTTCTGGAACAGAATTTCAAAAGATTTCAGAAACATGGCTTGATGAAATCTTGGATAATTCAGATACTGACAATGCCATTGGATTCGCCTACAGTCGTTCAAATCATGCGTTCTATGGTCTATACATTCCAAACGCACAAAACAAGAGAAGCAGAACTTTCGTTTATGATTTTTCGACCCGACAATGGGCTGAAAGGTCTTCAAGAAATTTTAAAACAGGTCGTGATTTGGCTTGGAACTTGATTTATCCTGTTTGGTTTGACAACAAAACTTTATTTGGTCACATTGAAGATGGCGAGCTTGTCTATTTGGATGACAATTTCCACCGAGAAGAAATAAACGAAAGTGAGAGCGTTTCCTTGATTCGTAGAAGACAGTCACCAGTGATTTTGAACAATTACCAAAACTTCACTTTTGACGAATTGGGCGTAGAACTCAACACAGGAACAATAAACGATTATACTGTAAATCCGAAGGTTCAGTTGGAAATTTCAGAAGACGGAGGCTATTCTTTCGGAAATACAGTTCTGGAAGAATGCGGAAAGACGGGACAGTATTTCTACCGTGTCCGTTTTCTCAACTTGGGTATTCAAAGACTTTGCGTTGTCCGCCTGACATTTTCCGAAAATATGGACATCACATTAACAAACGCAAGTATTCGTGTTTCTCCGTTGGGCTTTAGCATGTAGGGGGCATTATGAAGAATGGCGAAATAAACAACACCACACCAATAGAAAATTTAAGGGAAATCCTTAACGGAGCATATAGCGTCAATACCGTAAACGGTTGGTCTGTCATCGTTGTCGGTTCAAACTTGGAAATATGGGAACTGTTCTGTCAAAAAGAAGGTTCGTATTTGCTTCCGTCAAAAGCGGACAAAACCTTGATAGCAAAGATTTTCAACAATGATGGAAGCGTGAGCTGTAAGGTCGTGAAGATTGGGCAAACAGCCATTTGCGTTTCTCAACCATGTAAAATTGAAATACAGAAATTGAACACGAAAAATTCGGTCATTAACGAATAAAATTTGGAGGATAATTTATGGGTGTCATGTCCACAATAGCAAACGCCTTTGGCTTCGGCAATGCTGACCAAGTGAACGAAGCCAAAAAAGCCATAAACCAAAATAAAAGTCTTTGGCAAAACAATTACAACGAAAATCAGGACACATTAAACAAGTATCTTGACACGATTTCACAGGCTCATGATGACACATTGAAAAGCCAATACAACCAGGCCAAAACAGATTTTGCGAATGTGGGCACATACGCCCCTTCAAAATTTGAATATGGGAAATCGGTCGAAGACTTCATGTCTCCAGCGATGGATATGAGAATAAAAGCCGCAAGTGATGCCATTACAAATTCACAGGCGAACGCACGGAAACATGTTCAGTTCGGATTATCTAAACGCATTGAACGCAAAGTCACAGGCTATGGCAAGTGAAGAATACGACAAGGCGTTCAACAGATACGCACAGGACAAATCACAGGCTTTACAGGAACAACAGTTCAACGCAAACGAAAACCAAAACGCCTATAGATCAAAAAGCGACCTATATAAAACCCTTATGAATCAGTTGGGGAACGATTACAACACCGACACGACAAACTGGCTTAACGGCATGGGCGATTATTACGGTGGCATGATTAACGCAAATAACGCCTACACAAACGGCTTGGCGAATGTGAACACATCATTGGCAAACGCTTCTTTGTCAGAAAACAATGGCGTTGCCGACATGCTCAACTTCGCCCTCAATACATTCAATTCTGTTATGGCTGGATAAGGAGAAAATTAAATGCTTGGAAGTTGGAATTATTCATTAAACACATTGAACCCTGTTCAATCTCAAAACCAAGTCAAATTCGACAATGGTGCTTTACAGAACCACCAAAAATCAGGTGACGAAAGACAGGAAATGCTGAACAGCATTAAGACCATGCTGGATTATAACCCGAATTTGGATACTTCAATGGCTGACGACGAACTCCCAGAATTTGAATCGGAAGAAGTCAAGAATGAAGTGGCGAAACAGTTGCTCAATGGCGAGGACTTGGAAAAACTCAAACCAAACGACAGTTCTACACACATAAATTTCGACCAAAGTTCACTTGACAACCACCGTCAAAATGGATTGAAGGGAACCATTAAACAAATGCTCATGAATATGGGCGGTGGCTTGATGGCATTATAAGGGGGCAATATGGCTTTGAATATAGAATGGCAGTTTCAAGACCCAATAGATTTTTCAAATGTTCTTTTAAAGAGCCTTGAAAACAAACAGAAAACCTATAACGATATAGCGAAAAACTTGGGCGAAGGGATTCGCAACACTCACGATTATTTGCTTGATAGGGAATTGGCAAATTTGATGGAAGGTCAAAACGGAACATCACAAGAGCTGAATGATACCGATTTAGAAAATCAAATCGCCATGAACAGGGCTAGACGAATAAAGAAAGACAACACGGCACAAATACAGTGGAATTGGCAAAAGAACCGTGAAGATGCCGAAAGACAGTTCCAACAGAACTTGAAAAACTCGAACGCAAGTCAAACACGAATGAAAGTCAATGGAGCCGCAAACGACATTAGACAAAAGCAAATTTCAATAGCGAACGACTTTAGGCAAATGACAGCGACCATTGACCCATTCCAAAGAAAGGCGTATGAAGACAAAATCTTGACTGATTTAGACCAAATGAACATGGCTTATGAAACATTGGCTAGGGCGTACACCCCTGAACAGTTGGCAAGTTTCGGACTTTCCGACATGAACGAATACACGAATAAGGTTAAAGAGGCTATCAAGAAAGGAAAATTCAGTGCTGACGCTGATTTCGCAAAGGTCGTGGAAATAGAAACAGAATATGAAAAACATGTTCGTTCAGGCGACTTGACAGACGAAATGAAAAGTTCAATGCTCACGCAGTTGGAACCTTTAATTCAGAACAATTCAAAAGAAGCGTTCGCTCTCAAACAGAAAATTTTAGGT